ATTGATGATGGTAGTGACGCTATAAATACGATTGAAAGGGAAGATCATCCATGGGCAGTCGACTACGCCCATCAAGACTTCTAAATAAGCTTTAGTATAAATACACATAGTATTTGAAAATAAACGTATTATGACAAGCTTATAATTTAACTCAAAGGAAAAGAGTCATGGCAGTATCAGAATCTCCAGCGATTACCGTTAAAGAGATCGATCTTACCGGCGTTGTCCCAAATGTCGGATCCACTACTGGTGCTTTTGTAGGTAATTTCAACTGGGGTCCAGTTGATAGTGTTACATTAGTATCGGATGAGGCAGGATTGGTATCGGTCTTCGGTAGTCCAGATAAAACAAATTCAATTGATTTTCACTCAGCAGCATACTTCTTACGTTATGCAAGCTCTCTCTATATTGTACGAGAAGCAACACAAGGTTCAGGCGAAAGCTTAAATGGTGGTGATTCCGACGCAACATTCACAGCTAGAGTAAAAAATCAGGTTTCATTCGATTTCCAAGAAGATGCTTTGGATTCAGATGGACACACATTCATCGCTAAATATCCAGGAGCTCTTGGCAATTCATTAAAAGTTTCATTCTTAGGCGCAGTTGATAGCGCTGATGATGTTGCGTTTACTGGTTGGACGTACGAAGATAACTTTGACGCGGCTCCAACAACATCCGCGTATGCTGCAGCCAGAAATGCTTCTGGTGATGAAATGCACGTAGTAGTTATTGATCAAGACGGTGCTTTCACGGGCGCACGTGGAACTGTTCTAGAAACATTCCCATTCGTTTCTCTTGCGGCAGATGCAAAAGCTGCTGATGGAACTTCAAACTACATTAAAGACGTAATCAATTCAAGATCTAACTACGTGTGGTTAGCTGGTTTTGGTACAGCAAGTAAGTTTGATGCCGATGCAGGTACAAATGCTACTTCGGGTAAAGACTATAAATTGGCTTCTCCGGCGGCTGTAGAAATTTCGTTTGTTAATGGCTCAAATTCTGCGGCACTAACAACATCAGAATATGCAACAGGCTTTGATAGATTTGAAGACGCTGATAATATTCAGGTAGATTTCTTAATTGCGCCTGGCATGGTAAGCCGAACAGATCAAACGGCAGTAGTTAATGATCTTATTGCAATTGCTCAAGGCACTCGTAAAGACTGTGTTGTTGTTGCATCCCCTGCTCGTTCTGATGTTGTTACATCAAATGATGTTAATAACGATATTATCACAACAGCTAAAACGTTTACATACTCTTCTTACTTATTCATGGATAACAACTATCTTAAAGTATATGATAAGTATAACGATCAATACATCAAAATTCCTGCTGCTTCTTCAACTGCCGGTATTATGGCGGCATCTGACAATGATCAAGCTGCGTGGTATTCACCAGCCGGTCAGAGACGTGGTGTTTATTTAGGTGTAACCGGTCTAGAGTACTCACCAAATAAATCCGAGCGCGATCTGTTATATCGTAATAGCATTAACCCAATTGCTAACCTTCCTGGTCAAGGTATCCTACTTTACGGTGATAAAACACACATGGCTCGTCCAAGTGCATTTGATCGTATCAACGTACGTAGACTCTTCCTCGTCCTTGAAAGAGCAATTGCTCTTGCCGCACGTAACGTGATGTTCGAATTCAACGATGAGTTTACTCGCGCAGAATTCACGAACATTGTTGAGCCATTCCTTAGAGAAATCCAAGGTAGACGTGGTATCACTGACTTCCGTGTTGTATGTGACGAAACAAATAACACAGCAGCAGTCATTGATAGAAACGAATTCATCGCAAGCATCTTCATCAAACCAGCACGTTCAATTAACTTCGTAACGCTTAACTTCGTTGCAGTTAGAACCGGTGTTGAATTTGAAGAAGTTGTTGGCTCAGTATAATAGACGTTAGGAGAAAATAAATGGCTATTCTTGGAGTAGACGATTTTAAAGCCAAATTAAAAGGTGGTGGCGCACGTCCTAACCTCTTTAAGGCGACAATCAACTTTCCGGCTTATGCAGGTGGAGATGTAGAACTTACATCTTTCATGTGTGAAGCTGCACAACTTCCTGGATCAATTATGGGTGTAGTTACTATCCCATTCCGCGGAAGACAACTTAAAATTGCTGGCGATCGTACGTTTGATACGTGGACGCCAACAATCATTAACGATACTGATTTTGCAGTTCGTAACGCGATGGAGCGTTGGATGAATGGTATTAATGCCCACAAGGCAAATACCGGTCTTACAGCTCCAGTAGATTACAATGCCGACCTATTGGTTGAGCAATTGGATAGAGACGAAAGTGTTCTGAAGACATACAACTTCCGTGGTTGCTTCCCAACAAACATCTCGCCAGTTGATTTGAGCTATGGCGCAAACGACGATATCGAAAGATTCCAAGTTGAGTTCCAAGTTCAGTATTGGGAATCAAACACGACTTCTTAATAAGATCATATATACTACTGGACCAGGCCTTAATTGGCCTGGTCTTAACTAATAATAGGATTTAATATGGCCGATAATTCGTTGAAACTTTTTGGGTTTGAGATTGCAAGATCTAAAACTAAAGAGAAAGAAGAAAAGAAACTGAAGTCTATTGTACCAACAGTAGATGAGGACGGAGCAGGATATGTTTCGGCCGCAGGTGCTCATTACGGTCAATATGTAGATTTAGATGGCGATAAGTCTAAAGACAACGCAACATTAATTCACAAATATCGTGGCGTGGCAATGCATCCTGAAGTTGATGCGGCTATCGAAGATATTGTGAATGAAGCGGTATCGGGTGGAGATGAGATTGCTGTTAGCCTTAATATGGATAACATTGAGGTCTCAAAGGGAATTAAAAGTAAAGTAATTGAAGAATTCGACCATATTTTGTATATGCTCAAATTTAATGATTTGGGTCATGATATTTTTAGAAAATGGTATGTTGATGGAAGATTAAACTTTCACGCTGTAGTTGATGAGTCAAACTTAAAGGCCGGTATTCAAGATATTAGACCTATTGATTCCGCTAAAATGCGTAAAGTAAAAGAAGTTAAAAAGACAAAAGATCCTATTACAGGCGCAAGCTTAGTTGAAGGTTCTACGGAATACTACATTTATCAAGAAAAACCTGGAGAACAGAATAGCGGAATCAAATTAACAAAAGATTCAGTTGTTTACGTCACATCGGGTTTGCTAGATGCTACTCAAAAGAAAGTAGTATCTTATATACATAAAGCTCTTAAACCAATTAATCAATTGCGGATGATGGAAGATTCTCTTGTAATCTATCGTCTAGCAAGAGCACCAGAACGCAGAATTTTCTATATCGATGTAGGCAATATGCCTAAGGGCAAATCTGAAGAGTATATGAAAGGTATCATGGCAAGATACCGTAATAAACTTGTATATGATGCTTCAACTGGTGAAGTTAAAGATGATCGTAAGCATATGTCTATGCTTGAGGATTTTTGGCTACCTCGTAAAGAGGGTGGAAGAGGAACTGAGATTAGTACTCTTCCGGGAGGTGAAAACCTCGGTCAGATTGATGATATTATTTATTTCCAAAAACGTCTTTATAGATCACTTAACGTTCCGATTGCTAGATTAGAACAGGAACAACAGTTTTCATTAGGAAGATCTACTGAAATTTCTAGAGATGAACTTAAGTTCCAAAAGTTTATTGATAGATTGCGTAAACGTTTCTCTATGTTATTTAGAGAACTTCTTAAGAAACAACTTCTTCTTAAAAATATCATTACCGAAGATGATTGGGAAACCTGGTCAAATGATATTATTTTTGAATTTGCTAGAGATAACCATTTCTCAGAATTAAAAGATGCAGAAATGTTAAGAGAAAAACTACAATCTCTAGATCAAGTACAAAATTATGTTGGCGAGTACTTTTCTAAAGAGTGGGTAATGAAAAACATTCTTAAATTTGATGATGATGAAATTTCACTTATGACAAAGCAAATCAACAAAGAGATGCCTGAAAATGATGAAGTTGAGGCTCACAACACTGAAGTTAATGACCAAATTCAAGCCGATCGAGATGCCGCTGCGGCTGACCGTGAAGCTAAAGCTGCAAAGTCAGCTCAATAATAATTTATATATAATCACAGCGAAATACAGGAGTTATTATGTCTGAAGTAGAAGAAAGAAATCCATTAGAGAATATGATTGACTTTGCATCAAACGCAGAGTTTAATAAAGCTAATGACGTTTTTGATGATGTTCTGAGACAAAAAGTATCAGATGCACTTGAACAAGAAAAGGTTGCATTATCACAAGAAATGTGGGGCAATGCATCTGCTGAACAAGAAGCTATGGAAGTTGATTTAGATATTACCGATGAAGATCTAGATGCAGCTGCTGAAGAATATGTTGAAGAAGACGAAGATTAAGTTAAAAGTTTAAAACATATAAATACATTAGAATATAAAAAGTGTATCCATGAAAACATTTAGACAAATACGTGAAGCTAAAAATACTATGCCACCTGGTGAGCACGTGTTTGACGCTAAAGTAAAAGGCTATAAGGTCATGGTGCATAAACAAAAGAATAAGTTTGTAGCTTATGTAGACAATGAGAAACTAGACGAATATTCGTCACTCAATGACGCTAAAAGGGCTGCTAACGAGTTTATAAAAATGGCAGGGGCTAAGTAATGAAGCTTATTACAGAGTATACCGAGACAGACGTTCAATGTCTTGTTGAGAAAAAAGAAGACGGTTCGAAGAACTATGTCATTGAAGGTATCTTTGCCCAGGCTGAAGGTAAAAACAGAAATGGTCGCATCTATCCAAAGAACGTTATGGAAGGTGCAGTAAACAAGTATTACACAGACCAAGTTAAAACTAAGCGCGCAGTTGGGGAACTAAATCATCCCGATGGTCCAACTGTAAACTTAGATAAAGTATCCCATCTTATCACAGACCTCAGAATTGAGGGAAATGATGTGATGGGTAAAGCACGTATTTTGGATACTCCAATGGGTCAAATTGTAAAAGGTTTGCTTGAGGGCGGTGTTCAACTAGGTGTTTCAACTCGTGGTATGGGAAGCCTTGAGAATAGAAACGGCGTTATGTATGTCAAAGAAGACTTTATGTTAAACACGATTGACATCGTCCAAGATCCATCTGCACCGAATGCTTTTGTTAATGGTATTATGGAAGGCGTAGACTGGGTATGGAATAATGGCGTTATCGAATCTAGGGAAATTGAAAGAATAGAGACTGAAATTAAGAAAGCTCCGAGAACTGATCTTTATGAGACACAGGTTCGCGAGTTCAAGAATTTCCTCTCGTTGATGAAAAACAAATAAGGAGTCAATTATGACTGATCAAGTAAATCAGGATATTGAGCTCGATGATGACGAGAATGTTGTTGAGGCTCACGATCCGAAAAATGCAGAAGATCAATCTGTTAAATCTGTAAAAGGCGCAGAAGCCGCAGGTAAAACAGCTCCAGCTCGCAAGGGTGACAAGAAAAACTCTGATAAATCAGATCTAACAGCTACTGCTAAACCATCTGGTTTACAAGCTGAAGATTACGATTTCTCGGGCGATCTTGACGCACTTGTAAACGAAGAAGCTACTCTTTCAGAGGGTTTCAGAAATAAAGCTGGTATAATCTTCGAAGCTGCACTTAAGTCTAAGTTAAGTGAAGAAGTTGAACGCATGGAAGCAAATTATGCTGAAGCGCTTCAAGAGGAAATCGAAACAACTAAAGCCGACCTAGTCGAAAAAGTTGATGGTTACCTAAACTACGTAGTTGAAAATTGGATGGAAGAAAACCGTCTTGCAATTCACAACGGTCTCCGTACTGAAATTGCAGAAGGTTTCATGGAAAAGCTTAAAGATCTCTTCACAGAATCTTATATTGAAGTTCCAGATTCCAAAGTCGACCTAGTTGACGATTTAGCTGAACAAGTTGCATCTCTTGAAGAGAAACTTGACGCAACTACAGCTAATGCAATCGAAATGGCAGAAGAGCTTAACTTGTATAAGCGCTACGACGTCATTCGTGAAGCCGCGCGCGGCCTCGCAGAAACAGAAATTGAAAAGCTAGCAAATCTAGCTGAAGATCTTGACTTTGAATCAGAAGAAGCTTTCGCTGCGAAAGTGAAAACTATCAAAGAATCATACTTCACTAAAAAATCATCTTCTGAATCTATCGCAGAATCATTTGAAGAAGATACTGACGACGATACAGTCGAAGTTTCTGGCGCAATGGCTGCATATGTTAATGCAATTAAGAAAAACCAAAAATAAGGAAATCCAATTATGGAAACATATGATCGTTTAACAGAGAAATGGGCTCCAGTTCTCAACGAAGGCGCAGACATCAAAGATGCTCACCGTCGTGCCGTAACGGCTGTTGTTCTTGAGAACCAAGAAAAAGAGTTTGCTTCACAAGCTGCTCAAAACAACATGCTCACAGAAGCTGCTCCAGGCAACAACACTGGTTCAGCGTCTAACTGGAACCCAGTTCTTATCTCACTTGTTCGCCGCGCTATGCCGAACATGATGGCGTATGACGTTGCTGGTGTTCAGCCGATGACTGGCCCAACAGGCTTGATCTTCGCAATGAAATCACGCTACGGTGCTGGTTCAACTGGTTCGACTGAAGCTCTCTTCAACGAAGCAAACACAGCATTCTCAGGTGACTCATCTGTAACACAAACTGGCGGTCCATCAGGTCTTGCTGGTCTTACAGACGCTGGCGCAGATAGCTCGATCGACAACGACCGTACAGGTCCATCGGTTGCTTCTGGTATGCCAACTGCAGATGCTGAAGCACTTGGTTCAACAGGTGGTTCGTCTTTCAATGAAATGGGTTTCACCATCGAAAAAGCGACCGTGACTGCGAAATCACGCGCGTTGAAAGCTGAGTACAGCCTTGAGCTTGCACAAGACCTTAAAGCGATTCACGGTCTTGACGCTGAAACAGAGCTTGCGAACATCCTTTCAACTGAGATCCTTGCGGAAATCAACCGTGAAGTTATTCGCACAATCAATAGCCAAGCTAAGACTGGTGCTTCTACTGCAAACACAGCAATCAACGGTATCTTTGACCTTTCAACAGATGCTGATGGTCGTTGGAGCGTAGAGAAGATCAAAGGTCTTATTCTTCAGCTCGAGCGTGAAGCGAACGTAATCGCAAAAGAAACACGTCGTGGTAAAGGTAACTTTGCTATCGTGTCTTCAGACGTAGCTTCTGCACTTGCAGCTTCAGGTATGCTTGACTATGCTCCTGCAATGTCAACTGCTCTTAACGTAGACGACACAGGCAACACATTCGCTGGTGTACTTAACGGTCGCATGAAGATCTACATCGACCCATATGCTGCTACAGACTACATCAACGTTGGTTATAAGGGCACAAACCCATATGACGCCGGTGTGTTCTACTGCCCATATGTACCGCTTACAATGGTTCGCGCCGTTTCTGAGGACACGTTCCAGCCTAAAATTGGTTTCAAGACACGCTACGGCATGGCTTCTAACCCATTCGTTGGTTCAACTCCTGCTGATGGTCTTGCAACTGCTAAGACTAACCAGTACTACAGAATCTTCCGCGTGGATAATATCCTGGCGTAAGTCATATAAAAAAGGGAGGGGAACCAACCCCTCCCAACTTAAGGAGCACTGGAGGACGGTGCTCCTTTTTTTATGCGATCCTCCAAGGATCTAGATCTTCAGTAACCAAACTTTCAGATCCATCGTATTCGTCAATGCGAAACTTAGTCCCTTCCGGCACCCAACGAATAACAACATCGTAAGCACCGTTGGCGTAACCCAAACCCAATTGCTCACAGAGATCTGCGGCTTTTTTATACTCTTCATCCAGAAACAGCTGGTTGAACCGAGCATCCATAGGATCAACATCATTCCAGGTTGACCAACCAGCGCCGAAGCCAGACGATACTGCCACTGCTACCATTTCATCACGAACAATCTTTTCCATTTTATATCTCCATTTCAATCAGTGTATTGACTAGGAACTGCACTTGCATCCCAAACATATTTGTTATAAGTTGGATCATCAACGACTACCACATCGTCAGGACCAACCTCAGTCCAAACCCGGTCGTCCATCCACCTGTGGTAGTATGCAGGACCACCCCAAACGCGTCGTGCACGTTCGTAAGTGGCCTGATCCATACCTACATAGTGGATAGTGCGATTCATTAAAAATCTTCCCAGTTCATCTTCATGCCTACGTTCATTTCTGCGTTACGCTTAGCCGATTCGAAATCTACGAAAGGACCAGCAGAAGTGAAGTCATCCAAGAGGCGGCCTTCAGGTGTATAAACCATCCAGTGATTACGATCAAAATTGATGGTATCAACAAACCGTTCAATGCGCACCTCTTTGATCGAGTTGGTGGCGATTGCGATGATTTCGTTAATAGCGTTGAACTGCATCATAGCGTATATCTCCTTAGTTAGTTACTGGGAAGTTGTGAAAGTGGACGCCAGCTTGTAATGCTTCTTCTCCAATGAAGATTGGATAAAAACGGCCTTCTTCTGTTACAGACACCACATAGCGACATTCTTCGAATTTTTCAACTGCTTTTTTGAGGTTCTTGATGGTTGAGTATGATTTGATGTAGCGAGTATCGAATGTGATTTGCATTGTGTATCTCCTTTTGATGTATTCTTTATACGAATAAACCAAACCCATGTAAACAGCTAATTTAGATTTTTTTCAGATTTTTTTCATATAAATACACGTAAGCAACAGAGGATTAGTTATGGCTACCACAGAATCTACATTAGAATCCCAGAACTTCTTACAACCTAATGGGTTTAAACTTGTAATTTTAAGGAAGCGTTTCAAGAACTTAGAGTTCTTTGCGCAATCAGTCCAGCATCCAGATGTATCAGTAGCGCCTACGATTGTACAATTCCGTGGAACAAACTTACTAACTCCAGGAGACAAAATTGAATATGGTCAATTGACTGTAGATGCTATTGTAGATGAGAATATGAATGTATACAAAGAAATGCTCAATTGGGTCAAATCTGGCGCTACTATGAAAAACAAGTTAGCAAGCGGAGTTAGAGACGCCGATGAAGATTTGCCGATGTATGATATCACGCTATCAGTCTTGAGTAGCCATAATAATCAGATAGATAAGATTGTATATCAGGGAGCATTCCCGATCAACGTAGGAACTATCAACTTCCAATCTACGGTTGATAATGTACAGTACATCACATTCCCAGTCACGTTTGCTTATACGACATTTACAATCACTGACTAATTTGATATAATGCTATAAAAGCATTAGGAGTATACTATGAAATACCTTGAACCAGTTATTACTATGTGGGAAAAAGACTGTATTATCAATAATGCGTCATTAGATGAGGCATCTAGGCAGACACCTATGCTTCATGCAAAATACCTTCCCATGCACGCTGAAGCTAAAATGATGCTTCGTCGAGCACAAATGTCGCAAAAAACTCTATTGAAAGACAAGTGGCTTTACTATAACGGTAAAATGACTAAAGAAGAAATTGAAGCTAAAGGCTGGGAATTTGATCCGTTTAAAGGACTTAAAGTTCTTAAAGGGGAAATGGATTACTACTATGATGCTGATACTGATATTCAGAAATCAGAAGACGAAATTCAGCAATTAAAAGTGTTAGTAGAGACACTACAGGAAATTGTAGATAATATAAAATGGCGCCACCAAACCATAGGTAATATGATTAAGTGGCGCATGTTTGAAGCTGGGGGTTAAACCTGTTCCGCAAAATAATACTTACTTAAGTACTCGTGGTTTTGCTGTAGGTTTGCGTAGTTTACACAACTAGAATATTCATACCACTGATCAAAACTTTCCCAAGTTCTGGTAACAGTGTATTCTTTTGTCACATCATCAAAAGATTCAGTTTTATTACTTCTGGCTGCAATGAAGCCGGCCTCTTTTTCATTCCAACCAGGGATATTGGCAGCTCTTAACAGTTCGATATAATAATCTTCACCCCTTTCGCCATTAGCGCCCTGTTGTAATACATGTGCTTTGAACTCTTCTATAGTCGAGTGGGGAATTTCATCCACATACTGGGGTTTGATTCTAAATATTTTAGTTACGGCATAAGTCATTAATTTCTCCTTTTATATATTTATAGTCTTTGCAAATCTAATGTTACGCAGTGGTGACCACCCATAAACATTTTTGCATGCGGCAAATTAACGCCTATTGTTTCTATTCCATATTTATCAAATTTTTTTCTTAGAATGGTCTGATTAGAATCGCAGAATATAGTATTTTCATCATAGCTTAAAACATTCATTCCTATCCAATTACTAGTCATATGATCCCAACCCTTCGGTTGAATCAAGTCTTCTTGTTTTATCCAAATCTTATCCCAAGATTTCATAAAATCTGGTAACTGATATTCTTTAATTCTTTCTGAATTTAACATGACTAAACCATCTCTAAGAGGAACTATAGTACTATCTAGATGCATTCCCTGATATACTGCATTTAGTCGATGCACAATATATTCTGGTCCCAAATAATTTTCTAGCCAATCCGCTCCAGCTTCATTTCCAGAATAGCTTATTAGATATAAAATATCCTTTCCGCATCTAATTATATTGGCAGCATCAAATACTGCCGCTGGATCATCAACAGTTGTGACATTGTCTCCTAAAGCAGCGCGGATCGCTTTCCATTCAATTCGGCGATTTGGCCATACAGTAGGCGTAAGAATTACTTTATCGCCAATAACTAATGTGGTATCTCTAGGGCAATAACATCCAAAACCGTCTTCTTTTACATAATCAATAGGCTTTGGTCTAATAACCTCTACTCCTAATTTTTCTAATTCAGCTTGAAATAAATTTAAAGCTTCTTGAGTTTCATGTATGGCGATTGGAGACGCAGGACCAATAGGTGCCTCATCCCAAGTAGAGTATTCTGGATCATTTTTTGGAAAATTAAAATTTTCGGCTGAACCAAGTATTACTCTTTTTAACCGTGACCATTCGTTATCGCTACGGATCATATTATCTCCTATTTCCAACATATATATCTATGAATATAATTTAATAGAGTATTGTTATGGAAATCATTAAAGTTAAAAATAAAAACCACTCTTTTATGGAAATTACCTGCGATTATGGTATTGCCAATGAGCTTACTGATTTCTTTTCATTTTTTGTGCCTGGCTATAAATTTATGCCGGCGTACAAAAATAAAGTCTGGGACGGTAAGATCCGACTATTTAATATTCATAAAATGGAACTACCTGTTGGATTATTTCCATTCTTAGCTGAATTCTCCAAACCTAGAAAATATACTATTGAAGTAGAACATAATAATTTTTATGGTCGACCGGATAGTCAAATAGATATTGATCCAAATGAAATTAAAGCATTTGTTGATAGACTAGAGTTACAATCAAGAGGTAAACCAATTGAAATACGAGACTACCAATTTGACGCAGTTTGCGAAGGACTCCACAGAAAAAGAGCAGTACTTATTTCACCAACGGGCTCTGGCAAGTCTCTTATCATCTACACACTCGTCCAAAGATATTTACTTTCTCTTAGGAAGGCAAACAGGAAAGTCTTGGTTATTGTACCAACGACTTCGCTGGTTGAGCAAATGTATAACGACTTCGCAGATTATGGAATGCCTGTCGAAGACTGCGTCCACAGGATTTATTCTGGACGAGATAAAGAGACCGATAAAGAAATTATCATTTCAACCTGGCAGTCAATTTACAAACTGCCACCGAAATGGTTTGAACAATTCGGTGCTGTCATTGGTGACGAATGTCATGGCTTTAAATCAAAGTCTCTCACCACTATTATGGATAAATGCAAAGAAGCCGAATATCGTTGGGGAACAACAGGTACACTTGACGGTTCTCAAACCCATGAACTCGTATTACAAGGGCTTTTTGGGAAGATATATAATGTAACAACAACAAAGAAACTTCAAGATGAAGATACACTTGCTAAACTCAAGATCTCTATACTTTTACTCAAATATGATGAAGAGATCCGTCGAAATTGGGGTAAACAAGATTATCAAGCTGAACTGGATTTCATTGTTCGAAACGAGTCTCGTAATAAGCTCATTTCTAATCTCGCTTTGGATCTTGATGGCAATACTCTCGTACTATTTAATTTTGTAGAAAAACATGGTAAACCTTTGTTTGAAATGATTCGAGACAAAGCCCATGAAAACAGAAAAATCTTTTTTGTATCTGGTGAAACCGCCACGAGTGACCGTGAAGCAATTCGTAAGATCGTAGAAGGACAAAAGAATGCTATCATTGTTGCTAGTCTTGGCACTTTCTCCACTGGGATTAATATTAGGAATTTGCATAATATCGTATTTGCATCCCCATCCAAGTCTCAAATCAGAGTTCTCCAATCAATTGGACGAGGACTCAGAAAATCAGACGACGGATCTATAGCACAACTTTACGATATTGCTGATGACTTACATTGGGGACATAGGAAGAATTACACATTAGAACACTCAGCAGAACGTGTTAAGATGTATGCTAAACAAGAATTTGACTACAAAATTTACGAGATAGATATAAAGTAATCAACAGGAAAATAATTAATGGTAGCTAACGTAAAACAAATGAAGCTTATCACTGGAGAAGAAATTCTTTGCGATTTGACTGAAGCTTTATACGATGAGGAAGATGGAATTGAGCATACGTTACTTCTCAGATCAGCTTATACATTAGTATCCCACGAAGATTTTGAGAATCAAATAAGGTATTATACCTTTAAACCTTTCATGATGCATTTGTATGAGCCAAATAAAGTATTAGCTCTTAATGCACATTCAGTTATTTGTATGGTTCAGCCGGATAAAAAAGTGATTGATCAGTATGATGAACATATTTCACAGTTTAATTTCGATGAAAGCGCTGAAGAAGACGAAGATCCATTAGCGGTACCGGAAGATGATGAACCGACGAATAATAAAGTCCTAAAGTTTAAGCCAAAGGATAAGCTGCATTAATAGTATACTTCTCCTCCCCCAGAAGTATTACTTCTATTATACACACATTACCAGATATGTACACATAAAAATGCGCATATCATTAAAATAATTTGATTTACTTACCCTAAGAGCTGATGTATAATCAGTAATATATGCTAGGAATATAATATGAAACCTAAAGATAGACCACACTACGTTAATAATAAAGAGTTTTCACTTGCAGTCGTTGACTATGTCAAGAGTGTAACTGAAGCAAAGGAAGCTGGAACAGAGATTCCGAAGGTGACTAACTACATTGCACAGTCATTTCTACGAATAGCTGAAGGACTTTCACACAGGGCAAATTTCATCAGATACACATACCGAGATGAGATGGTAATGGATGCTGTTGAAAATTGTCTTAAAGCAATTAATAACTATAATATTGATGCACCTACACGCACGGGTATGCCTAATGCGTTTTCCTATTTTACACAAATTTCTTGGTATGCTTTCTTGCATCGTATTGCAAAGGAAAAGAAGCAACAAGATATTAAGATGAAATACATTTCACAATCCCCATTTGAAGACTTTGCAGTTGAAGGCGCTGATGAAGCCAGTATTCAAGCAGGGCATGCTTTCATCGATCAGCTAAAAGGCAAGATTGATCAGTTGAAAGAAAAAGATACTTACTTTGATGTGAAGTATAAAGAAGAGGCCAAAGCAGCAAAGTTGCGCAAAAAGCGCGTGGTGAGCTCTAACGACTCTGATCTTAGCACCATTTTTGGAGACTAAATTATGAGAATTTTGATGACAGGTGAAGAAGGTATGGTTGGCACCTACCTTACAAAATATCTTACTGACCGTGGATATGATATTATTCCATTTGGCGGCGAATTTGGCAAAGGTAGTGATATTACCAAAGCTGAAGATTGGAATAAGCTACTTGATTTGACTCCTTTTGATGGCATTATTCATCTAGCCGCATTAGCTGGTGTAAGGCCATCTATTGAAGATCCTGAGCTTTATTACAATAATAATGTCGGCGGAACGAAACTTATGTTGGAGTTTGCTGAACGATGTGGGATTAAAAGAGTTCTATATGCATCCTCATCTAATGCCGCTGAATGGTGGACTAATCCATATGGCACGACTAAAAAGATGAATGAAATTCAAGCTGAAAATTATAGCTCCATCGGTATGCGTTTCCATACTATATGGCCAGGTCGTGATGATATGCTTTATAAAAAGCTTGAACGAGGTGAAGTTTCTTTTATCAATGCTAATCACTTTCGTGATATGATTCATGTTGAAGATATCTCAAGCGCTATTAAACTTTTACTTGAGAACTTCGAAGCACTTGCTTTCCTTAAAGCTGTTGATATTGGCACAGGTGAAACTATTTCTGTTGCTGATATTGCAAAGGCATATGGATACGAAGGTGAGTATATTGAAGAAAATCCTGAAGGGGAACGTGTAGTCACTAAAGCTGATATTAAGTGGCTTACAGATCTCGGTTGGAAACCTAAGTGGAATATTTTGGATGTCTAAAGTTGCTATTATTAATGATACTCATTGTGGTGTTAGGAATTCTTCTGACATTTTTGCCGATAATGCTGACCTTTTTTATAACGATGTTTTCTTTCCTTATCTCGTTGATAATGGAATTAAGCGTATTATTCATTTGGGTGACGTGTTTGATAATCGTAAGTTTATTAATTTTAAATCTCTACATAAGTTCAGGAAATCTTTTCTTGCCAATCTGAGAAAACACCACATCCATATGGATGTAATTCCAGGTAATCACGATACATTCTATAAGAATACTAATGATCTAAATGCTTTGAAAGAGTTGCTCGGCCACTATATGGGTGAAGTTACTATCCATATGGATCCTACTGTTCTTAATCTAAATGGATTTAAGCTTGCGTTGTTGCCATGGGTTTGTTCCGAAAACTATGATAAATCTCTTGAGTTTATTAAGACATGTAAAGCTGATTGGCTTGGAGGTCACCTAGAACTTCAGGGATTTGATGTTCTTAAAGGCGTGCAAGCACATGCTGGTATGGATCATAAAATCTTTTCACGGTTTGAAAAGGTTATTTCAGGTCACTTCCATACAGCATCTCAACAAGATAACGTAGAATATCTTGGAACTCAACTTGAGTTTACTTGGTCAGATGCTCATGATCCTAAGAAATTTCATATCCTCGATACAGCTACACGTGAACTAACCTCTGTTACAAATCCCCATACATTGTTCGAACGTATTAACTACGACGATACAAAAATGGATTATCAAATGTATGATACCACGCATTTGGATGGTAAGTTTGTTAAAGTGGTTGTAATTAATAAAACTGACCTGTTTACATTTGACAAGTTTATTGATAGAATACAATCACAGAAGATCCACGAACTCAAGATCGCTGAAAACTTCAATGAATTCTTAGGTGAAAACGTAGAAGATGAAGCAGTATCAGTCGAAGAAACGACTGAGCTACTTGATAGTTACGTGGATGCTGTTGACACTGATTTGGATAAAGACAAACTAAAAGTCTCTATGCGTAATCTTCTCACTGAAGCCCAAGCTATGGAAATTGCATGATCAGGTTTAAAACCCTTCGCTGGAAAAACTTTATGTCTACCGGCGATACCTTCACCAAAATTGAATTAAATAAAACTAGTTCCACTTTGATCGTAGGTCAGAATGGTGCTGGTAAATCTACTATGTTGGATGCAATGTCATTTGTTCTATTTGGCAAGCCTCACCGTAATATCAATAAACCACAACTTGTTAATAGTATTAATAATAAAGCATGTCTGGTTGAAATTGAATTTGGTGTTGGTTCATCACAATATAAGGTTGTTCGTGGTATCAAGCCTCAGGTATTTGAGATCTGGAAAAATGGTATTATGATTAACCAAGACTCGCATGCTAAAGAATATCAGAAGCTATTAGAACAAAATATTATTAAGCTTAATCATAAAAGCTTTCACCAAATTGTTGTTCTAGGCTCTTCGTCGTTTATTCCGTTTATGCAGTTACCAGCACAACATCGTCGTGATGTTATCGAAGATCTTCTGGATATTAATGTGTTTTCTAAAATGAATACACTTATCAAAGAGAAGAATTCTGTCCTCAAAGATCGGCTTAAAGATATTGCATATCAACTTGATTTGAAAAAGAATTCTGTTGAATCTCAGAAGAAGTATATTCGTGATATCACTCAGATGAATGAAGAAGAAATCAATTCTAAGCATACGCAAATCAAAGCTATCGAAGAAGAGATTTCTCAAATCCAATCTGAAAATGGTATTGCTAGTGCCTTTATTGAAGCACAAAGCGAAAAAACGCAAGCTGGACTAAATGCGGCACTTGATAAACGTCAAGCGTTGCTTCAGTATAAAGCACAATTTAATGCTCAGATTAAAGGTGTAGTAGGTGATGCTAAGTTCTATGAAGAGAATGACAATTGCCCTACATGCACGCAATCGATTGAAGAAGATCTCAGAGCTACTAAACTTCAAGCTGCAAAGTCTAAAGCATCTGAACTTCAAAGTGCATTGAATAAGATTGCGGACGAAGCTTCAGGTATTGAAGAATCTATTGCTAAATTTACAGATGCATATGAACTTATTCGTCAGCGTCAATCTGAAATTAATAGCAATAACCAGACTATCAATAGACTTCATAGCAGTATTTCTTCGTTGAATACCGACATTAGTAGATTGACTGCCCGTGAAGGCGATCTTGGTAGAGCTAATGAAGAATTATCTGAGATGAAATCTGAGCAAAATGCTTTGATGGAAAACAGACTTATCCTAAATGAAGAAATGTCATATAATGCTGTTATGGGAGAGATGCTAAAAGATACCGGCATTAAAACTAAAGTTATTAAACAGTATATTCCTATTATCAACAACCTTGTTAATCAGTATTTACAAATCCTTGACTTCTTTGTACACTTCAACTTGGATGAAGAGTTTAGAGAGACTATTCGTTCACGCCACCGTGATGCTTTCTCATATGACTCATTCTCTGAGGGTGAGAAGCAGCGCATTGACTTGGCGCTTCTATTCACATGGCGTCAAATTGCTAAGATGAAAAATAGCGTTGCGACTAATCTTTTGGTTCTTGATGAAACGTTTGATTCATCTCTTGATCACGATGGTGTTGATAACCTTATGAAAATCCTTTATACACTAGGCGATGATACTAATGTATTTGTTATCAGTCATAAGGGTGAAATTCTTGAAGGCAAATTCAAAAACAAGATTGAATTCTACAAAGATAAAAACTTTTCAAAGATGAAAGATTTTAGTTTACAATCTGCTTAATATTATGTACAATATACAAATGCGAAACGAAAGCGAGACATTATGAAACTATCTGACTCAACCACACAAATCCTTAAGAACTATGCTGGTATTAATTCCAACATCGTTTTCAATGCAGGTTCACGTATCTGCACCATCTCTGAAGCACGTAATATTCTATCTGCTGCTTCTGTTGACGCTGAATTTCCATCTACATTCGGCGTATATGACTTGAATGAATTCTTGGGTGTTCTTTCACTTGTTGATGAACCTCAAGTTAAATTTGAAGAAAAGTTTGCTGTTATTGCTGACTCAACTGGTCGTTCAAAGATTAAATACTTCTTCACTGATACTGATATGCTCACATCGCCTAATGGTACTATGCTAGATAAAGCTATGGAAATGAATAGCTTCCAAGTAGAGTTTGAGTTTGATCAGGATACACTAAACAAAATCAAACGTGCAGCATCAGCTCTTGGACATTCTCTTGTGTCAGTTACTGCGGCTAATGGATCATTGGTTCTTACCGTGTTTGACCCAGAAAATCCAACATCAAATACATTCAGCCTTGATATTGCTGGAACGTATGAGCATGAAAACTTCTCATTGGTATTTGGTATCCCAAACCTAAAAATCATTCCAGGCACGTACAAGGTCGGGCTTTCATCTAAACTCATGTCTCGCTTTACTCATACTGAGCAAGATATCGTTTACTGGATTGCACTAGAAAAATCCTCAACTTACGGAGCCTAAAATGGACAAACAAATTATTGAAATCTCTGCACGAGTAGCACGTAGCACAATGGCAGTAATCGACACTGTTGTACAACGTGGCGGATTCCGCGGTGAAGAACTTACTACAATCGGCCAGCTCCGTGACCAATGTGTTCAACTCATTGCTATGTCAGAAGCCTCCGCCCAAGAGGCTGCAGCACAGGAATAATAGTTTACATTATACTCCTAATATATTATAATGAACAAACCTTGAATTGGAGTTATTATGTCTAAAGACTTTCTATGGGTAGAGAAATATCGCCCAAAAACAATCTCTGAAACTATTCTGCCTACGGCACTCAAGAAGACACTTCAGAATATGGTAGATACCGGTGAATTGCAGAATATGCTTTTCACCGGTACTGCTGGATTAGGCAAGACCACGGCAGCTAAGGCTTTGTGTAATGAGTTGGGTCTTGACTATATCGTAATCAATGGATCTGAAGAAGGTAACATTGATACGCTTCGTGGTAAAATTAAACAGTTTGCTTCTACTGTCAGCTTTGCCGGTGGATATAAAGTTGTTATTCTAGACGAAGCTGACTATATGAATGCTCAGTCCACACAACCTGCGTTGCGTGGTTTTATTGAGCAATTCTCTGATAACTGTCGCTTTATTCTCACTTGTAACTTTAAGAACCGTATTATTGAACCACTTCATTCACGTTGTGGTGTATACGAATTCAACACGACCAAAAAGGATACTGCGCCACTTGCTGCTCAGATGATGAAGCGTCTTCAAACTATTCTTGATACTGAGAACGTTACATATCAGGATAAAGATCTTGCAGAAGTCATTATGAAATACACTCCAGACTGGCGTCGTGTTATTAATGAAATCCAACGTAATAGTAATGGCGGTGAACTTAATATTGCTACGGCTATGGCAGGAACTGCTGGACAATTTGATGAACTCTTTAATCACATCAAAGCCAAAGACTTTAAGAATATGCGGCAATGGATCGTAAACAATATGGATCTTGATACAACAGCTATTATTCGTGGCGTATATGATCGCATTTACGATAAAGTTGCCCCTGCTAGCATTCCACAAATCGTTCTTATCCTTGCTGACTATCAGTATAAAGCAGCATTCGTTGCAGACCATGAACTCAATCTTGTGGCTTGTATGACCGAAATTATGTCTGAGGTACAAATCCAATGAATACAATCTATGACTTTGAGACTATGTCACAGGATCCCGTTAACGGTGTAGTGGTATCCTTTGCTATGCTTAACTTTGACCCTAAACGTTTTACATCAAATCCGTATACATATAACGAGTTGGTTGATAATGCCAAGTTTATGAAGTTTGATGTTGTAGATCAGGTTAAAAATTACGGCCGTACAATTTGTAAAGATACCGTTGAGTGGTGGGGTAATCAGAGTAAAGAAGCCCAAAAGTCTATTGCTCCTAACCCATCACTTGACCGACCTATCTCTGAACTGTATTCGTTTTATAGAGAAAATATGCCGGATTATCCCGGATTAACATATACACGCCGAAATACATTTGATCCGGTGTTTATGACTTCTCTTATGAAAGCAACTGGTAACCCAGAGCCATATGCGTGGTGGGATGTTCGTGATACAATCAGTTACATCGAAGGTCTAGCTATTACTGGCTATATCAAAAACAACTTTGTTCCAGATGATTTGGCTGAACACTTTATTGCTCACGATCCTCGTCATGATATTGCTATGGACACTATGCGTCTTCAAATTCTGGTAGACGCAGTAACATCATTTTAGGAGATAATATGCTAACAATTTATACTAAAGATGAATGCTTTTACTGTAAGAACCTAAAGAAGAACCTTGAAAAGTGGGGTTTCTCTTATCAAGAGGTTAACATTTCTAATAGTGATACTGCTATGGAATGGTTTAAAAAACAAGGTTATAAAACAGTCCCTCAGCTTTACTTTGATACCGTTAATGTTCAGAAGGGGGAATCTACAGCTCTTACTAAACAAAAACTTGAAGAGAGAATTGAACGCGTTATGTGGCCTTCTATTGATGGTGGTATCGAATGTGATGAAATGGGATAGGTTTGTACATCCGGATCCTAACATTGGAAGAGTTGCTTCGGTTTATTTAAGCGAAGACAGAAGATTTATAAAAAAATACTATAATCCCGATAACATTACTGTTTCGGGAGAACAGACTATACAAACGCCTGAATATATAAATCAGAAATGGGAAGCTGAAGTCGCTAGTCAAATACAATTGCATGGTTTGCCTTGGGTGCCAAAACTCGTTGAAATTAATGTGAATGAGAAATCCGTTACTCAAGAATATTACGGTCCGGATCTTTTAATTCAAGGTTATGATGACATACCGGATATTGAAGATCAAATAGTTGAGATATATAAGTATTTCAAAGAGATTGATGTGTATAAATTGAATGGCGCGTTATCGAATATGACTAAGCTTGACGGTAAAGTTATTATGTTTGATTTTAAATATATGCGCCGCAGGACCGATGATCTTAAACCATATGCTTTATATGAAATTAACGAATGGCTTTCAAAGATTAGTCCTACACTTGCTCCTAGATTGAAAGAACTGATATGACGGTGTATAGTTTTTTACCATACCAAATCTCTGAGGTTTTGGCAAAAACACCTATAAAAAATAAAGGCAATTTTGACGATTTAGTTGAGTGTAAAGAAGCTTGGGTTGAATGGATATCAAAGTTTTCAGGTGCTGAAAATAAAAAAGAGTGGGCAATTACTAATGGCATCCATGAGGCTTTAACGCACCAGTTAGCACATGTATATAACAAGTATGATAAAATATACTGGTTTGATACTGATTATAAATTTTACAAAGTGCTCTGTATGTCGTATAATAACGTAGGTATCAGTAGCGCTAGATTGGATTTGATTGAGCCAAACAGTTATGTTATAGTTAGTCAACCTAATCACGAAGGTGGTATTACTCCATGGCTAAAAGATCTTATTTCCATATGTCAAAATAATGGATCTAAGATCTTTTTAGATTGCGCTTTTTATGGAACTACATTCGATACACTTGACACAAGCCTAGAAGTATTTGATGCTGTTGCATTCAGTATGAGTAAGAATTTTCTTTTAGGTGGTATCAGGTCGGGTATAGTGTTTTCGGATAGTCTGCCGATGACATTAACTGTTCCTATATCAGAACATTTTGGATATAGTTATTACAATATATTTGCAACAGAAGTAGCCAAAAATATCCTTCCTCTTTTTGATTGCAACTATATAACTCGTCACGCGAAACCTATTCAGGCACAGTATTGCCTAGAGAATAATCTTAAACCTGCTGATATATGGATGTGGGCTTTTGATAATGATGGAAACAAAATTTGTATAACTGATGAGATATCTCACCTTATACAAAAGGAATTAGATAATGAACCCATTTGAATATGTGAACTCTATTAATACCACTAAACAAGATTTAATGATAGATGATTTGGCAGAAAAGGCATACATTCCTTTTACTGTAAATCGTTCACTCTCATACTTTAATGATACCGTATTAATGGTCAATGAGATGAATAAACATGCCAGTTTAGACAAAAAACTACAATATCATTTTCTCATAAATATTGTCAGAAAGCGAAAACGCTTTTCTAAATGGAATAAACCTGAATTGGTTAATGATGTTGAAGTGGTAAAAGAATATTATGGCTATAGTAATGAAAAAGCCCGACAAGTTTTGCCCCTTCTCTCATCCGACCAAATAATGAATTTGAGAGAAAAGGTGAACAAAGGTGGTAGAACAAAAAAATAATGTCCAATGGACACCATCTGACATGCTTGAAGTTACATTGAATGAACCCGATGACTTCCTAAAGGTTAGAGAAACACTAACACGAATCGGTGTAGCATCCCGTAAAGATAAGAAATTGTATCAATCTTGCCATATCTTGCATAAGCAGGGTAGGTATTTTATTGTGCATTTTAAAGAGTTATTTCTTCTCGATGGTAAAAAATCCAATCTTGAAGTAAATGATATCCAACGTAGAAATAGTATTGCTATGCTTTTAAGTGACTGGGGGCTAATTCAGTTTGCTAAAAAGGGTGATACATTACAATTGGCGCCTCTTCGTCAAATTAAAATTATCCCATTCAAAGAAAAAGAGCAATGGGAACTCTGCCCGAAATATAACATCGGTAATAAATAATTTTATCCTAAAAGGTAATACCAGGTATTCTGTAATGGTATAGCTTATTTTTGCCTTTTAGGATAAATACACTTGAGCGCAGGAGAACCTGGCTCTTAATATTCTTGCTTGAAAAAGGAGAACACAATGACAAGCAGACGAATCAACACAACTTCATTTCCACCTGCAGCCTTTGTAGGATTTGATCACCTCTTTAAAGAACTTGATCACGTTACAAAGCATGCCTACGATAACTATCCTCCTCATAATATCCTTAAAACAGGTGAATCGGATTATCTAATTGAACTGGCAGTAGCTGGTTTCAGTAAAGATGGTATCGATATTGAGCTACACGATAGAACCCTTACCGTAACAGGTGATCATGTTTCCAAAGGTCGCGAGTATATTCACCGTGGTATTTCTACGAAGAAATTCAAACGCACCTTTAGATTGTCTGAACACGTGCAAGTGCACGGAGCAGATATTCAAGACGGCATACTAGCAATTGAGTTGAAGTATGTAGTCCCAGAAGATCAGCGTCCTCGTAAAATTTCAATTGGAAACAACGAGGTCTCAAATGACACACTTAATACACAAACTAAACAGTTTCTTACAGAAGATTAAAGAACTAAAAGATATTAGAATTACCGAAAACTCGTTATACAAACTATCCGATAGAGAGTTAAACGATATTGGTATTTCTAGAGGTGATATTCACGCTTTAGCAAGAGGTGATAAAGATCATAAAAGATCCTATAAATTAGAGATTAACCCGAACTTGAAAGGGTGGATCTGATGAATGTTATGGTGCTTAACACTACTACTAGTATTGGGTCTTGGTTTAATGATCTTTTTGCAAAAGTTAATCGTAGTTTCTATAAAATCGGATATTACCGAGCTGCAACAGAACTTACGAGACTTGGGTACGTCGAAGAAGCCAGACAATGTTTAAAAGAGCTTAATCGCTCATAAAAAAGTCCTAGCCACAAGTGGCTAGGATTTACATACTAGAAGATGAAATGGTAAAGCCTAATACAAGTTTTAACTTAACTGTTAATGATGTTTATTTAATTGAAGAGGCTTTAAATCACTATATCGGTAGATTACAGGAACGTAGAAAAACACACGTTGAAAGTACTATTATTCCTGAAAGCCAATTGGAACCAGTTCGTCAAATTGATAATGAAATTCGTAAGGTAATTAGTTTACTTGGTAGTTTACACAATCAGAAAAACTGGTATAGACCTAATGGAATATACATTTCTGGATAACACACACAGGAGAAGAAAATGAATAACGATTATATGACAAACATGTTTATTGACACAATCCAAAACGCAAAGAAAACTTGGGTTGACACATGGGTTAAAGATGAGGCGATTAGCAAACCGCTTAATGACTTCATTAAAACACAAACAGAATATACAAAAGATGTAATGAAGCAAACCAACGCATTTGCCAATGCAGTAGGTGAAGCTATGGCAAAGGTGACAAAATGAGCAATAAGAATCCATTCGAAATCCGTGCAGATATGTTGCAACTAGCCAAAGAATATTTGGATCAGCAATATCATATGAACATCCAGTTCTATGAAAACATGGTTGCTGAAGGCAACAAAGCTCGTACGGACATTGAAGATAAGTTGAAAGAAGCTTATAAGATGTATTCCACTGAAGATCTAATGGCAAAAGCCAAAGAGATGTATTCATTCGTTTCTACAAAAGATTAAGTAAAATATAATAAATACCTCTGTAGCAATACGGAGGTATTTTTTATGGCTAAAGAGAACGAAGACGATCTTTACGGCGACCTAACCGAATTTGATTTCATGATGGCGGCAATGTCAATATATTGCATGACTTCTATGGATAAAGAACAATTCTGGACAATTATTAATCACGTCAATGACGGTTTTGAGTTTGATACAGCAGTAGCAGCTCAAGAAGAACTCATGAATATTGTTGAGAGGCATAACGATATGAATAGGTATTTTAATAATGGCAAACTTTGAAGAATTATACGACCTTCCAGTATATGAAAATCTTCTAGAAGAATTAAAGTCCATATGTGAATATGATAATGTGTGCTTAAATTATCCTGTTGGATATGAAGACAATTGTCAGATTGGCGTGGGAAGCATGGTATGGGATTGGGTATTATGTGATAATGGCGAAAAAATTAAAACGCCAAAACCAAACAGGTTACACGAAAAAGATTTTACTGAATTATGTGCTATATTTAAAGGCACATCATTTGAGAAAATATATAATGCTCTTTCTGAAAAATATAGTTTAGGAAGGGTTAGAATTATGAAATCTAAACCTCATACATGTTTATCCTGGCATACCGACTTTAGTAAAAGAATACATTTTCCAATAAAAACGCAAGAGGGGTGCTTTATGGTAATCGATGATGAGATTAAGCACCTAAAACAAAATCAATGGTATATGACAGATACATCTAAAATGCATACCGCATTTAATGCATCCAGCGAAACTAGATACCATTTGGTAGGAGTGATTAGATGATTTTAGAATATGATGGGGTTGTAGTAGACTTCTTTGAAAAATTTCCAGCTCATTGGAAAAATATTGGAATTCACGTTTCAGGCGGAGCTGATTCCGCCTTAATTTTGTATTGTACGGCTCTTATGATACATAGTAGGGATCAATTGAATGAAGTAAAAATTTGGCCAACTATATCATACGATGCAGCTGCGCCCAATTGCAAAGTTCACAATATCGGAAAGGATGTTGTAAAATATATCCAAGACTTGCCTATAGGAAAAAGTATTCAAAATCCGTACTTACATACCTATCACCAAACGGATATTGACACCGAAAGTAAAAACACTTATCTTAGAGAAGCCAGAAAATACTTATTTAATATTATCGGTTGTGATACCGTTTTAGATGGAACTACTCGCGGCATGCCAGGACTTCCTCGACCTACCGGATCGTATGATCCAAATGAGGAAGAGCTAATTGCAATGACTAAACAACCTGGTATAGAATTTGTTTTTCCCTTTGCCACAGTTAATAAAAAATTCATAGCAGCTCAATATAACCATTTTGGTTTAAAAGACTTATCTAATATGACATCTAGTTGTGTTATAAGTTCAGCGTCTCCTTGTAAAGAATGCTGGTGGTGCAAAGAAAGATATTGGGCATTTGGCTCTTACGATGGGGGTGTACAATAACCTCAAACTGTGATACTATATTTTAGATTATGGAGGTAATATGAGCTTTTACACAAACGTTTCCCGTTATGGGAATAGTATCCTATATCGTGGATACACTGACAACGGCACTGCTGTTGAACACCGATACAAATTTAAACCCACAATGTATGTCACGTCTCAGATAGACACCGGCTGGAAAACCCTACAAGGTCGACCAGTTGCTCCTGTCAAGTTTGACTCTATGTCCGAAGCACTTGACTTTTGTAAGCGTTATGAAGAAATTGATAACGCTGAAGTATATGGCACGTCCAATTTCATTCATCAGTTTATTACTGATAAGTTTCCAGGTGATATTAAATTTGACCGCTCAATGGTCAATGTCGCTAATATCGATATCGAAGTCCATTCTGAAGATGGTTTCCCTCTTCCTGATGAAGCTGCACATCCTATCACAGCTATTACGCATAAGTCAAGTAAGTCTGCCGTATATCACGTTTTCCACTTCGGTGACTGGGATAAAGATAAATCTATCCTGAAAGACGTGATTGTCCAAGAGCATCGTGGTAAAAGCGAAGTAGAAATGCTTGCGATGTATATCAAGTTCTGGAAAGACAATTACCCAGACATTATTACAGGCTGGAATATCAGATTCTTCGACGTTCCTTATATTTTAAATCGCATTGCTCGACTCGGTGCTGAAGAAGCGGTTAAAGCTTTCTCTCCATGGAATATGGTAGATCGCCAAGAAATTACCGTAAATGGTTCACCACAGTGTGCTTTTGATATCAAAGGTATTACTCAGATGGACTACATCGAGCTGTTTAAAAAGTTTGGTTATTCATACGGCGCTCAAGAGTCATATAAACTTGATCATATTGCATATGTAGTTCTTGGAGAACGTAAGCTATCATATGAAGAATATGGTAACCTACAAAACCTTTATAAAGAAAACTATCAGCTTTATATCGATTATAACATCAAAGACGTTATGCTTGTGGAACGTATTGACGAAAAGATGGATCTTATTACACTTGCTATGACTATGGCATATCGTGGAGGTGTTAACTATCAAGACACAATGGGAACCACTGCAATCTGGGACTCAATCATTTACCGTGAGTTGAGTAAATCCAAGATCGCAGTTCCGCCGAATGATCCAAAGGTTAAGAACCCCTATCCAGGCGGATACGTGAAAGAACCTCATGTTGGAGCACACGATTGGGTCGTATCATTTGACCTTAACTCGCTGTATCCTAACTTGATTGTTCAATATAATATGTCACCCGAGACTTTGGTCACATCTATGGAAGGTCGTTTCCAAGAAGGCGTTGAGCATTATATGAACACGCCAGTTGATCCTCGCGCTAGAGATATGAATGTCGCTGTTGCTATTAACGGATCTTCATATCGTAAAGATAAGCAAGGATTCTTGCCTAAGCTTATTGTCGATTACTATAGTGAACGTAAAGCTGTCAAGAAAGAAATGCTTGCGCGTGAACAAGAGTATCAAAAGAATAAAACAGTAGAACTCGAACGGCAAATTAACCAGCTTGAAAACCGTCAGATGGCTATTAAAATTCTTCTTAACTCTTTGTATGGAGCTTTGGGTAATAAGTATTTCCGTTACTTTGATATGCGTATGGCAGAAGGCATCACACTGTCAGGTCAGCTTACTATCCAATGGGCAGAACGTGCTATCAATGCTGAGATGAACCGTATTCTTCAGACTAACGACCGTGATTATGTTATTGCTATCGATACTGACTCGGTTTATGTTAACTTTGGCGCGTTTGTTAAAAAGCTTAAACCTGAAGATCCGGTCAAAGCACTTGATAAGATTTGTGAAGAACATTTCATCCCATTGCTAGAGAAATCATATGACAACTTGTATGATCACATGAACGCATTTGACAAACGTATGGTTATGGCACGTGAGGTTATTGCTGACCGTGGTATTTGGACTGCTAAGAAACGATACATTCTCAATGTTCATAACTCTGAAGGTGTGCAATACGCAGAGCCTAAGATGAAGATTATGGGCATTGAAGCTATCAAGTCTTCTACTCCTGAGGTTGTTCGTGACAAGTTTAAGGCGGCGTTTAAGATGATGCTTACTGGCGATCGTCATGGTACTCAAGACTTTATTGCAAGGTTTAAGAAAGACTTTAAACAGCTTCCTCCCGAGAAAGTTGCCTTCCCTCGTGGAGTAAGTGATCTTAAGAAATGGGAACGTCGTAAAACCGTCTATGCAAAAGGCACGCCCATTCACGTACGTGGGAGTTTGCTTTATAATCACCATCTAAAGATAAACGGGTTGTCTTCAACATATGAAACTATTAAGGCTGGTGAGAAAGTAAAATTCTGTTATCTTAAGATGCCTAATCCAGTCAAAGAGAATGTCATTGCATTTCCAGAGTATTTGCCTGAAGAATTGAAGCTACATAAGCATGTCAATTATGACCTTCAGTTTCAAAAAACATTCCTAGATCCACTTGAGCCAATTCTGGATGCTATCGGCTGGAGTGCTGAAGAGAAAATTACAATGGATGATATTTTCGGATGATACCAAAAAACATATTAATATATGCTAATCCTAGAACAGCATCATCAAATCTACAGAAATTGCTATCGCAGGACAGCAATTTCTTATTTGAAGAATTGTTTACATATATGAAACCAGAAGATACTGAAAAAATAAACATGTATATTAATTATTGTAGAAAAAAAGCAAGATCTAATGATAATGTTGTTTTTAAAGTTCTGCATACCGATATAGCAAATAATTTAAATTTAGACGATATTGAAAAATTTAAATGCATGTTAATAGAAGAAAATTTTTATGTTATTAGATTAAGTAGGAATAATTTCAAAGATCAATTATTTAGTACTGTTATAGCTGAAACTTCTAAGGAATACGGTGTCCAATCTAGCAAATCAATAACGATTGATTATAATAATTTTAAAGATCATTTTTATTACTGTTATGATAAAAATGCTGAACATAATAATAACATTTATGGATTCCCAATCCATCAGGATATAAAATTTGAAGATGTTATAAATGATGATGTTGTAATTTGCGGCCAAAAAATTCTCCGTGATACAAATAAAATAACAATAAATGTATCTGCTAACAAAACAGATAAGGTTATCAACTTGTTTGATATGAACGCGTGGTATGATGAATTAATACATTTACAAAATAAGAAATATGAAGTATAATAATGAAGTTAACAATTGGAGTATAATATGAGCGACTGGCCTAATGATATCCGCATGATGCACCACAAGTTTGGTGTTACTGATTGGATGGAAAAGAATAAACACGATAAAGAACTTATGCAGAAGTATCTACGCTTCCGTCTTAAAATGTGTATGGAAGAAATGAATGAAACTATTGATGCTGCACTCTTTGACCGTGATGCTGAAGAAGTTGTTGATGGCCTGATTGACCTTTGCGTCTTTGCGATTGGAACACTAGATGTATTCGGCGTAGATCCTAATGAAGCATGGGATCGTGTATACGAAGCGAATATGACAAAATCGCCTGGTGTAAAGCCTGGCCGGCCAAACCCATTTGGACTTCCAGATCTTCTTAAGCCATCTGGATGGACACCACCAACACATAAGGATAATCACGGTGCTATCCCTAACGCTGTTTAAACCACCTCGCTGGTGGGAAGAACAACAAAGATATGCCTATGACAACAAAACTCATCGGCGAATGGATTTCTCTAGCTTTGACGAGCTAGAGAAACTCCTGTATGAATTGTCTAAGCAACCTAAGAAAGGAAAAGTAGATGCTGAATTATTTTCGCCAGCTATATATAAACCAGATACTACTCGAGCCAATAAGAATGTTGTTGCTTGGGCAGGTTGGGCAGCTGTTGACGTTGATGACATTGAGATTGATGGAAACCTAAATGATTTTGTACGTAAACTTGCTGGTGATTGGCGCTTTGTTTGCTACAGCACTGCAAGCAGTCGCCCTACTAAGAAAAAGTTCCGACTCGTATTCGAACTTGATCGCCATATACCAGTGGCAGAAATCAAACACTTTTGGTTCGCACTCCAATCTCACCTTGACGAGTCAGGAGATAAACAATGTAAAGACCTCAGCCGAATGTATTACATCCCTGCAACATATGACGAGGCTGATAATTTTATATTCAGTGGGAGTGGCAATCCTATTGATGTTGACAATCTTCTTGCCCGTTACCCCTACGTAGATAGGGCTAAGAGTGGTAACACGTTTCTCGATCGACTACCTCCTGAACTCGTAGAACAAGTAGTCAATCATCGTAAGTCGATGATGCAAAATACCAACATTATTTGGTCAAGTTATCATGATTGCCCGTTTTGGCCTAAGAAGCTTGCTGCTGAATATTCTACTATTACCGAAACCGGTTGGTATCATAAGATGTATCAAATCATGGTAGCAATATCGGCTAGAGCAATTGATAAGGAATATCCTATTCAAGCTTCTCAAATCGCTGAACTATGTAAGCAATTTGATATGGAAAATGGTGGTTGGTATGAAAACCGACCAATTGAAATCGAGGCTGACAGAGCCTTGGAATATGCTTATAAAAAGGTATGAACATGGCAAAACAATCTAGACTAGTAAAAACTAAATCTGGTGCAATTCGTGAAAACAAAAGCTTAAAGAAAAAAGCAAAGGCTCTTAAGCCGATCAAATATAAGGCAAGTGGAAAAAAATGAGACTTAATTTTAGACTAGGCTGGTTTAGAATTGAAATTCTTCCACTATTTAAAATAGTTTTTGATGTTCGTCGAACAGTTAATAAAAAACGTAGACGTAAAAAATAGGATAAACATGAAAGTTGGATTTACTTGTAGCACATTTGACTTGCTTCACGCCGGGCATATTATGATGCTGCGCGAAGCCAAGGCTCAATGTGATTATCTTATTTGCGGACTACAGGTCGATCCGAGTTACGATAGACCTGAGAAGAATAAACCCGTTCAGACTATTGTAGAAAGATACGCACAACTATCGGCAGTGAAATATGTTGATGAGATTGTAGTATATCATTCTGAACAAGATCTCCTAGATATTCTAGAAATGTATCCAATTAATATTCGTATTCTAGGAGAAGAATATAAAGAAAAAGAGTTTACAGGCAAAGATATTTGTCGTAAAATAGGTATTGAGTTCCACTTCAACAAACGGAACCATAGATTTTCATCATCTGGACTTAGAAAGAGAGTAGCTGATAATGCTAAAAGTGACTGATATTCGTGACCACTTCTTTGACGAACTGGACGCCCAGCGATATACCATTGATAAAACTGGTGCCAAGACTATTGAGATGCTAGGTGCATCATTCATCGCCGATGAACCATCCATCTTCGGCATTCCTAATCAAGAATACATTGATAAAGAGATTGCTTGGTACGAGTCTCAGTCTACTAACATCTACGATATTAACACAGAGTCCGGTGCTGATGCTCCTGCTGCTTGGAAGTATTCAGCAGATAAGTATGGTAATATCAATTCAAACTACGGATATCTTGTAGACTCTCCAAAGTTTTATAATCAGTACTATAACGCCATTGCCGAGTTGATTGCGAATCCAGATAGCCGGCGTGCTCAGATGATTTATAATCGTCCCTCTATTTGGGCTGAGTACAACGAAAATGGTAAATCTGATTTTATCTGTACTAATGCTCAAACATTTTATATTCGTGATAATAAACTGCATATGGTATCGCAAATGCGTTCTAATGATGTAGTATTTGGCTATAAGAATGATTACGCTTGGGCACAACATCTTATGGATCGTGCTATTGATAATCTAAATGAAGAAGGTTATGAACTTACAAAAGGTGACCTGATCTGGCAAGTAATGAACTTGCATGTATATGAAAGACATTTTAATTTAGTAGTTTAAGGGGATTTATATTATGGCAAGGATAGTTGGAACATTTGCTAAAATACCTAAAAAAGAAACGAGCCACAGCTTTGGCTATGCTCGTACGTGGTCAGAGAACCTTGAGATTGATTTAGACCATAAAAATTCATTTCATAAGGATATTTACGTATTACCTGGCGCTAACTTTGGTGGTACAATTAATCTTATGGGTGGGTTTAATGACTTTCTGAAATCAAGCGTAGATAATTTTCTTAATGCAGAAAATATTACTTTTCTAGATGGTCCTCCTGTTGCTTATGGTGAACAGCTAAAAAAGAGAAAAGACGTAGAAGATAAGGGCTGGTGTGATGCCATTACTCAAAAACTGTCTGAAGCAAAAAGCATAGTAGGTTCTGATCTTAAGCATGAATGGTTAGCTATTGGTGATAGTCACACGTGTGCCTATGCACCTTTAAATAGTTCAACTGTCAAACAAGATGGAACTACTCTAAATAATCAAATTAATACGGATTTTGAATATATTCGTTCTCATATTAAATCTTATCATAAAGGCTTAACTATATCACTTGGTAATATTGATATTCGCCATCATATTGTTCGTCTCAATGCTGATGTTGAGACCATGATAAGTAGCCTTAACGATTTTGGTAAAAGCACTGGTCTTGAAGTAGAGTATGGATTGCCATGGCCTATCGAGTTTGAAGGTCGCAAGTTGCCAAAGACTGGATACTATGACAAGCGCCCATTTACGGGTTCTAGAGAAGAACGTTCTGCTGTAGTCAAGCTTATGGAGCGATGCATGACTGATCTTGGCATGAGCATTGTCAAATGTCCTAACCAATGGTACGATATGGATCCAGAAATCTATGCAACTGGAAACATGGAACGACCACAATCGGTTCACCTAAATCCTATGAAGTATCGTAGGAAGAATTGGGGTGAGCTAACACACGACCCACTGGAGATATTCATGTCATGACAGCACTTGAAACAAGACCAAACTATGATTGTTACGTAAATTACTTCTGGCCAAAGTCCGCTTGGCTAGAAGAGAACTGTCTAATCGGCGACCTAGATTATCTTGGCCCTGAGGCCAATAAGCATGTCAACGACCCGCTGATGCAAAACATTCCTGCTTACAATTGTGTATCTCGTACGTATGAAGGTTTCAATAATGTCAATCAGGATTTAAATTACGGCACTGATCAGCGAGTATTTAAGAAGCGACCAGTAGCCGTGCAAGAACGCGTTAAAAAATATGTGACAGATAAGTGGTCTTTATTAGAACACGTTTATGCCTACTACGTTCATCGTAGTACTGGTTCAGGGTTTTATGCTGGCAAGGATTGGCACGGTTATCACCATTCAGTGGTAACGCATTTTGGGTTATATGAGACTGCAGATGAAATGGCTAACCTTATGAAGGAATGGAAAGCCGCAGACCGCAAAATGTTTTCTACTATCGGAAACCAAAATCCTACACCGATAAAGGGCTTGAATCTGACACAGCACATTACTACCTTTGGTCTAGAGTTGATGAAGGAATTGACTGGCTGGTTAGAAGAAAATCTTGCTATGAATAACGCCGCGCCTTTAGATCAAAAGAAATTGACTGACAGGCTTAATCAAAAGAATATTGATAGAGGTGTACGTCGCTGGAACTTTCCTTATGCACAAATGATTGCTGACATCGCTACGTACCATCCACAGTATGTTGATCCAAATTCTAGTTTGTATTGTGGCAATAATGCAAGACAGGCAATCGAGCAAATGTTTCGCAGACCTAAGGGCATGAGCGAACACGAATATCATGACGCGGCATTAGCAAATCTTACTGAACGCCTAGGTACTAATGCTGTTGCACATGAAGATACATTATGCATCTATGTTAGATTTTTGAATAACCTTGACCGTTCAGGTCGTGGTCTTACTAATGCTTCTGGTTATTATATGATGAACGAAGATGATACGCCTATGTATCCAGATATTTGGAGGCCTGTTGCATATCAAAAGAAAGTAAATAATAGTACACACTCACTAACGGAGCTACTAGCATGACAAAGACATTCGCGCAAGTTGTACAAGAATACAGACAACATAGGCTTTATATTCTTGCGGCCTTAAGAGCACAAAAGGAAAAAGAAACCCGATGAAACCTAATACAAACTTCACTCTTACTGTAAATGATATCTCACATATTGAGAAGGCACTATATACTCGTCTTGCTGAACTATCGGGGCTGTGTCAGACTCCTAGCACTGCTAAAAAGATTCTAGAGCTATCAGAAGAAACATCGCAAATTTATAACCTGCTTGGTCGTATTCATAA